GTTCAAGAAAGATATCATGAATATATGGGAAGAATGTTAAAGGAAAATGCAGATGAGTGATATTTTTGATTTTGGTTTTACAGCAGTAGATGAATCTGAACTAGAAGCTGTACAAGCTCTTGGTGCAACTGCTAAAGATGTAGAGGAAAAAGCTTCTACTACGCAAGACAAACTTGATAAGTTGTATAACGCTATTATCCCGCTTTTAAATAATCTTAAAGCAAATCCGGAAAAAGAATATATTCTCTGGCCGAATCGGTTATCAAAAGTAGAAGCCTTTGAAACACATTTAACAGATATATACAATTCATAAAATTATAAGTTATTTATTTTATTAGATTCTTTTTTGTTTACATTTCATACAAAATGTAGTATGTTATAAGTGTAGGCAATGAAAGGATCTATAATGCAGATTATTAACTCACATCAGAAAGCGCTTTACAATCATCTAAAACAAAAAGGATGGAATCATGAAGTTATAAGCGCCTATCTTAAATATGAGAGAAATAAAAAATCCATTATTCATACTAAAAGAATTACTCTTGGTACAGATTCTCAAAAAACAAAAACATATAAAGCCGAATGGGCTTTTGAAGCAAAGTGTAAGAACGATATTATAGACTTTGATGATTTAAAAGAAGCCGAAAAATTTATGAAACGAGTCATAAATTCAAAAACTTGGCTTCAACTTTGCGGCGGATTGGGACGTAGAATACCAATATTAGAAACAAACGGGTTTCGTGGTAAAACAGCAGGACGTGCCTTTGTAAATAAGATACAGCTTTGTCCTAAAAATGGAATGAATTCATATACCTTATTACACGAACTTGCACATGTGGCTGGGTATATGCATCACGATGTAGGATTTCGCATTTGCCTTCTTAAATTAGTGTCTCGTTTTATAGGTAGAAAGCCTGCTGATGAATTAAAGAAACAATTCAAAGCTCTGAAACTAAAAGTTACTATTAGTAATCATATTAAATCTCCTGAACAGTGGCTCAAAACATATGAAAGATTAGAAAATGCAAGGGCTGCTCGAGCAGCCTAATACTTTTGTATATGGAAAGATAATGAGTATAGGTATACATTTTAGGGGTTTACAAACCATTAAAAATGTGATATGTTCAAAATATAAAGAAAGGAATAAAGTATGATTAACAATATGAATAAGATAATCTTAACAGATTGCGATGGAGTTCTCATGAACTGGGAATTTGCTTTTAATCTTTGGATGAAACATAAAGGTTATTCAGTCGCTCCAGGTAAAGAAAATGCTTATGATATGGGCGAGCGTTATGATTTAGATAATCAAACTAAAAAATTAGTTGTTCAAACTTTTAATGAATCCGCAGCTATTGGTTTTCTACCTCCCCTACGTGATGCAATGTATTATGTAGATTTACTTCATCGTAAACATGGATTTACTTTTCATATGATTACATCATTATCTCTTGATCCATCAGCTCAAGCTCTTCGGATTGAAAATACTAAAAAACTATTTGGTGAAACAGCATTTAGTAGTTTTTCTTTTGCAGATACTGGTGCTGATAAAGATGATGTTTTGGAACCATATAGAGATACTGGATATATTTGGCTTGAAGATAAAACAGAAAATGCCGAACTTGGAGATCGGCTCGGATTAGAAAGCATTCTTATTGAACATGGTCATAATATGAATAATAAACAATTCCCTTTAATGAAAAACTGGAGAGATTTATATGAATATGTCACTGTCTGAACTATTAGTTTTAAGATCCGAGTATGAAGACTTGGCAAGAAATTTTGATGTTGCTGAGGATAAGCGTCATGGAGTTATAAATAGCTTAGAGTGGTTTAAACGATATGGTAATCGCAAAAACAGATTTAGAAATGGCTATGATAGAGCAATAGAAATATGTAATGTCATGCTGAAAGAAATTAAAAGGGAATAGGAATGCCATCAAAGTCAGTCCTTATAGCACGAGCTTTTAGTAAAACAGGGGTCTTATCTACAGTTATAGATTCGGCTCCTTCCTTGTCATATGGAGATAATAATGTTTTATCTTTAATAGATTCTTCATATGTTTCAAGTAGGGCCCCGGCGGGTTATACTGATACTGACGTCTTGTTGTTAATAGATTCGGCTTATGTTACGGCTCGAGCTCCAGCCGGTGGTGGAAGTTCTATAACTACATACGCTAATCTTGCTGCCTTTCCTTCAACTGGAAATACACTTTCAGATCAAGGATATGATGAAGAAACGGATACTTTATACATATGGAACGGGACTCAGTGGCTGGATATAAATAGACAAACAGTGTTTTCTTATTACTTAGTAAATGCTGGAAATTTCACTGGACCAAAAGAAGGCACTCAAACGATAACACCTAACAACAATATTACGCTCGTTAATCTTGCGGCTTCAATAGATGCCGAGGTTGGATCCGCTGTGATATTTGATGTTGAAAAAAATGATTCTGCGGTTCAAACATTTACAATACCTTCAGGTCAAACTGAAATAAACGCAAACTTTAATTCAAACATAACCTTTACAAACACCGATAATATATCAGTTGATATAACTTCCGGAAGCGCAAAGGATCTGGTCGTAAAAATAAACTATAAGGAAACATAAAAATGGCAGTTACAGTTACAGATAACTCACTTAGTACAAACGCTAGGTATGTAGTTTATTCTGGAAGTACGGTAGCAGACGATGCTCAGACAATTCTACTTGGTATCAAAGATGCACTTGTTAATCTAGGATGGACTAAATGGGATAATGCTGGAGCAAATGCAGTGCTGGGTACAGCTGCTGATGCAAAAATCATTATGAGAAAAGAAACTTACGATAACGCGAGTTCTGGCCACTATAAGTACATGATACTTAGGTTGAGTTCAACGGGATCGGCTCATACTCTTAAGATAGCATATGCTGCTGATCACTCAAATAATGCGTCTTATAACAGTTGGGTAAACATAGCATATAACAGAACATCGTTTAATGACAATGAAGGCAAAGCTATTACTTTATCATTTTTATCAGGAGGATCCATTTGGATATTTGTCGAAGATCATTCTATTGTTTTTAAGTTTACGGGAACTGGATTCACTGAAGCCACTCAGGGTTCATGTTTATATTTTGGAGAGTATGAGAAAATATTTGGAGAAGCCTGTGATGCTTCTACTGGTTACATACACAATGGCGTTGCTATAGACGGAAATGATTTTGTGACTCGTACTGGAACATTTGGCTATTATAATGGTATATGGGCAAATGGGTCTTACGGTGGATCAGCCTCTGGCTATGTTGGATATGTAAATCCAAAACTAGCCGGTACCGGTGGAGGTTTTGGGTCTCAGTTTGCTTTAACAGAATATCCACAAGCAGCTGGTTCTACATATACTATTTTGCGCGCCGGTCAGGCGAATTGGAATGCTCCATTAGCTTCGACTTCAGCCACTGATGCTGATGGTATACTTGATTATACCCGAGCACATCTGGGATGGTTAGGATGGATAGGACATGTGGCCCCGGCGCACATATCTAACTTAGCAACGGTAATTGATGGTTCCCAATCCCAAAGCGTTCCTCAAACGGATATGTTTACTTCTGGATATTGGAGATACACTACTACTCCAGTGGAAGAGATAGCACAATTTTTGCCCAATCCTTCTAGCCCGTCATCAATAGCTCTATATGAACCTGTGATTTCTTCTGGAACTGTTAATTATAATCATCTTACCTCTTCCAGCGCTCATTCATATGATAGCTACAGTTCTAGTTCACAAAGAAGAGGATTTGCTATACATGGAAAGCTTTTAGGTTTTAGAATGTCTGCAGGTCAACCGCCTACTGAATCAGGGGGCTATCAGTTTTTAGATACCGGAACTATACCTTTAGACGCCGATGGTTACTATAGTGCTTCTGGTACACCTACTTCATGTTGGGCAATTCCAATATTTAACGGTACTAGAGCAAGCGCGTGCATATGGGTTAAGAAATGACTTTAGCAAATAATCCAACACCTGATTCAATAGGTACTGGGGATTTTTATTTTGATTCAGCTGGAGATATTGTTGAAGCTAATACCGATTTAGTTTCGGCTATATCTCTTTCTTCTACATCATCCACAGGATCTTTAGAATTTTCAAACATATCTTCATCCAATCCAAAAACTGGATTTAACAATACGGAAATATTAGAAGCACAATCTATAACATCAACCTCGTCTACAGGAGTTTTAGAATACGCAAACATATCTTCATCCAATCCAAAAACTGGATTTAACAACACAGATATATTTGAAATTCAATCTGTATCATCTCATACGCCTACTGCTATTATTACACAAGCAGAAATAAAAGCAAATAATCCAATTACTGGATTCGGCACTTCTGGTGTGGATCCAAAAATAATTAAATACGAAATGACAATAAGGATATAAAACAAATGTCTGAAGAATTACTTGCTACTTTAAAAGTACAAATGAAACACCTCATAGATGAAGCTTGTGATATCTATATGTTTAACATTTCAACAGATACACACAGCAGAATTAGAATGAAAGCCGCTCAAGATTTTAATAGTAGAATTTGGCTTTTACATTTCGATGAATCAAATGCTTGGATTGCTTCAACAGGAGCTCCCGCAAATAATGCTGATCATTATACGCAGGTCGCTTTGTGGGAGAATCTTCCAGTTGAAAAAATGGTTCCTCCTGTTGAAATAAGCGAAGACTCTGCATAAATAACCAAAGCTTAATTATTTTTTTATATAAATAGTAGCAAATACTATTTAATAGGAAAGTTATAATGGCTGCAGTTACATCAAGAGATGAATTATCCGAATATTGTTTAAGAAGGCTTGGCGCTCCAGTTATAGAGATAAACGTTGATCCAGATCAAGTTGAAGATAGAATAGATGAAGCCCTTGAATTTTTTCAAGAGTTTCATTCTGATGCTACACTGCGTACTTATTTCAAACATCTTATAACAGAAACAGATGTAGAAAACGAGTACATTACAATGCCTAATAATATAGACATTGTTTCTAAACTTTTTCCCGTTTCAAGTTCTAGTAATAACAGCATTGATATGTTCAGTGTTAAGTATCAAATGATGCTTAATGATATTACTGATCTTCAAAACTTTGCTGGTGATCTTGCGTATTATACTCAACTACAGCAATATTTAACTTTGATTGATATGAAGTTAAATGGTTTGCCTCAAGTACAATTTTCCAGACATCAGAACAGACTTTATATTTTTGGAGATTTTAATGATAAAGATATAAAAGCTGGAGACTATATTGTGGCTGAAGTATATCAGATAATTGATCCAGATACACATACCAATGTTTACAATGATAAGTTTATCAAAGCGTATAGTACCGCACTTATCAAGAGACAATGGGGTGCTAATCTTTTAAAGTTTGAAGGAATGCAACTACCCGGTGGTGTGATGTTAAACGGGCGGCAGATTTATGAAGATGCAATGCAAGACATTGAAAAACTTGAAGAGAATATACGCCTAGAGCATGAAATGCCAGCAGACTTTTTTGTAGGATAATAGATGGCTCTTAATCATTATTTTAATCAGAAAGCCAAAAATGAACAAAATCTCTATGAAGATATAATCATAGAGAGTCTAAAAATATACGGTCAAGATGTATATTATTTGCCTCGTGAGATAGTAAACGAAAATGATATATTTGGTGAAGATGTCCCATCTAAATTTTCTTCAGCTTATAAAATAGAAATGTATATAGAAAATACAGAAGGATTTGACGGAGAAGGTGATCTATTTACCAAATTTGGTGTTGAAATAAGAGATGCTGCTACATTTATAGTTTCCAGAAAGAGATGGACTAATGTAGTTGGCCAAATGAACAATAAAATAGAAAGTATTAGACCTAGAGAAGGTGATCTAATTTATCTTACTCTTACAAATAAACTATTTGAAATTATGCATGTTGAACACGAACAGCCTTTTTACCAACTAAGCAATCTTCCTACATTTAAATTAAGATGCGAGCTATTTACATACAGTGATGAAAGACTTGATACAAACGTTGATGTAATTGATAATATAGAAAAATTAGGCTATAATCTTAAACTGCTTATGAATCAAGGTGTTGATAGTATTAATTCTCGTTACTCATATGACTTTATGGAAGGTGAATTTGTTCAACAAACTCTATCAAATGGTAAAGTTCTCACAGCTGAAGTTCTTGAATATAATCAACAATTAAATTATGTTGTAGTTTCTCATATAAGCACAAGTGATGGTAGCTACGGAATGTTTGTTCCTGGAACTATAACTAATACAAGAGAAAGAAATATATCAGGTGCTCTTGCATTTGTTGGTGATTCTTCAATACAAGTTGAAAGAACACTTATTAGTATAAATGAAAATATTTACGGTGATAGTAGTTTTGCACAAAATGATGTATTTGATACAACCGAAAATTCATTTGCATTAGATTTCCTAGACTTTTCTGAAACTAACCCATTTGGTGATCCAGAGGATTTATAATGTTTACATATTTTTACCATCAGAGAATAAGAAAGTCAGTAGCTTTATTTGGAACCCTTTTTAATAACATTTATGTTATTCGTAAAGATAAAACTGGAAAATCAATTAGTCAAATTAAAGTGCCTTTAGCATATGCACCAAGAGAAAAATATTTAGAAAGAATTAGAACAAATCCAGATTTAAGAAATAATTCTCAGATTGCTCTTAAACTTCCTAGAATGTCATTTGAAATTACAAGTATTGGATATGACCCAGAAAGAAAACTTCCTAAATTAAAAAATTATCATAGAGGTATTACTAATACAACAAGGGATAAGTTTTTTTCTCCAAGTCCATATCAGATTACTTTTCAATTAAATATTTTTTCTAAAAATCAAGACGATGCCTTACAAATAGTTGAGCAGATTCTTCCTTACTTTAATCCTCAATATACTATTAGTATTAAACCTTTTAATGATGCTCATTCTGATATAGTTGAAGATGTTCCTGTTACAATACAGGGTGTAAATTTTAGTGATGATTTTGAAGGAACGCTTGAAAATAGAAGAACAATTATTTATACATTAGATTTTGGAATGTCTGTTAACTTTTACGGTCCAATTGATCCTCAATCAATTGTTCGTCGTGTGGATACTACCATACATCAAGCTGTAGATTTCAGTGTTACCGATGATCCAAAATTAGAAAGAATTATTACCACACCGAATCCTATTGAAGTTAATCCAGATAGTGATTATGGATTTGACACAACATTAGACGTATATGATAATGAACCAGAAGTTATATTATCATCACTATATGTCGAAGATGATTATGTATTATCAGGTTATGTAGACTCTTCGGGTGCATAAAAACAGGAGATAGAAATGCCAATTGTTCTTAGAAACAGTAAAAACTCTGCTCTAACACACTCGGAGCTTGACGGAAACTTTACGGATCTTGATACTCGAGTTAATTCAAAAGCAGATTCATCTACTATTACAGGAATAGTAGATCAAGATTATATTAGAAATAGACAGATTACATATTTGGATTCTGTTGATATTACATCAAGGATTACATCACTTATTGATTCTAATTATATACAAACAAGACAAAATACTTATGATAATGCAGATGTTAATACTCACTTAAATCTTGGTAATGCTGCTCCTAATCAAATTCTTAGTTGGACAGGTGCAGACTTTGATTGGATTAATCAGACATCAGGAACTGGTGGAGGAATTGATTCTGCTGTAGTTATTAATATTGTAGATTCAGCATATATTCAAGCTAGACAACAGACAGCAGTAACTTATACAAATTCAGATGTTGACACTCATCTAAACACAAGCACCGCAAGCGCAAATGAAATTTTAAGTTGGACTGGTACTGATTATGATTGGGTAGCACAGTCGGGTGGTGGTAGCGGATTGGATTCTGCGGGTGTTGCTTCTTATTTGAATGGAGGTTGGAACTTTCATCTTATTCCTGATACAAATTCTACTTATGATATCGGCAGCGCAGAATATAAGGTAAGACACTTATATTTAAGTGATAATAGTTTATATTTCGACTCTGGTCAGACTAGTATAGGATTTGAAACTATAGGAACTAGTAAAAATCTTAAATTTAATAATAATGTAGTAAAAGAAGCATCTCATACCGAAGAAGCAGGCGGACCAGTTGATATAAGTAAAACAAACCATTTTGTTACTACAGGAGCTACATATGACCTTCCAAATGGAGAGTATGTAGGACAAGAATTAAAATTCTGGCATAAAACACAAGGCGGAACAAACATAGTTAGAGTGAATGTGCTTAATGCAAAATGGAGAAATGGTGGTGGAGTACTAAGTACTATTCCTAATATGTTATGGGATCAAGATAAAACAAATACTGCATGCTATGGCTGCATCTGGGATGGTGAAGCTTGGATTATTGGAGAAGGTTCATTAGGAGCATAACGTGAGTGAAGATAGAGTAGATGATGACTTCGAATATTCAAGAAGAACTTATTATGATCTAATAGAAAAAGGTCAGGGTGCTCTTGAAGAGATGATGGAAGTCGCTAAGCAACTGGAACATCCCAGAGCATTTGAAGTTGTATCTGGGATGATTAAAAATATATCAGACGTAAATGATAGACTTATGGATCTTCATAAGAAAAAGAAAGATTATTTAAAAAAAGACGAACCTAAACAGGTTGAAGGAACAACCAATAATAATCTTTTTGTTGGTTCTACCGTAGAACTGCAACGTATGCTTCAAGATATGAATAAAAAACAAGATAATGTAATTGATATTACGGACAGATTAAGAGATGAATCAGAGTGAAAGTTACCTCGGTAACCCAAACGTAAAACGTGATGGTATTGTTCAGCAGTGGACTCAAGAACAGATAAATGAGTATGTAAAGTGTTCTCAAGATTCTTCATACTTTGCAAAAAATTACTGTAAAATTATATCGCTTGATAAAGGATTAGTGCCTTTTATTTTATATCCATATCAAGAGAAAATGTTTAAACATTTTAATGATAATAGATTTTCAATAGTTCTTGCTTGTCGGCAATCGGGTAAATCTATTTCTTCTGTTGCTTATTTGCTTTGGTTTGCATTATTTCATCCCGAAAAAACTATTGCAATTATGGCAAATAAAGGTGCTACTGCAAGAGAAATGCTTAGTAGAATTACTCTTATGCTTGAAAACTTACCGTTCTTTTTACAACCTGGATGTAAAGCACTTAATAAAGGATCTATAGAATTTAGTAATAATTCAAGAATAGTTGCAGCTGCTACATCTGGTTCTTCTATTCGTGGTATGTCTGTTAATCTTTTATATCTTGATGAATTTGCTTTTGTGGAACGAGCAAATGAATTTTATACTTCAACATATCCTGTTGTTTCATCTGGTAAAGATACAAAAGTAATTATTACCTCCACTGCTAATGGTATTGGTAATGTATTTCATAAGATATGGGAAGGTGCTACTCAAGGAGTTAATGAATATAAATCATTTAGAGTAGATTGGTGGGATGTTCCTGGAAGAGATAAAGAATGGGCAAAGCAAACTATTGCTAATACCTCTCAGTTACAGTTTGATCAAGAATTTGGAAATACATTCTTCGGCACAGGAGATACTCTTATTGGTGCTGAAACTTTATTATCTTTAAGAAGAAAAGATCCTATCCAAATAACAAAGGAAGGTGTTAAAATATATGAAAAACCTGTAAAAGGTCATCAATACATTATGACTGTAGATGTTGCAAAGGGTAGAGGTCAAGATTATTCGACTTTTAATTTACTCGATGTGACGGCTAATCCATTTAAACAGGTTGCAGTCTATCGCAACAATACTATTTCTCCATTACTCTACCCAAATATTATTTATAAATTTGCAACCTCTTATAATGAAGCTATGGTGGTAATTGAATCAAATGATGCAGGACAAGTTGTCTGTAATGGTCTATACCACGAATTAGAATATGAAAATATGTTTGTTGAGTCAACCGTAAAAGCTAATTCTCTTGGATTACTTATGACTAGAAAAGTTAAACGTATTGGTTGTTCTTCTTTTAAAGATTTGTTGGAAAACCAAAAAATAGAAATAGTCGATGAAAATACTATACTTGAAATATCTACATTTGTTGCAAAAGGTCAGTCATATGAAGCATCTCAAGGTAATCACGATGATTTAGTAATGAATTTTATTATGTTTAGTTATTTTAGCGGAACAATATTTTTTAATGAAATAACAGATATTAACATTAAACAAATGATGTTTGAAGAAAGAATGAAAGAAATTGAAGATGATATATTACCATTTGGATTTATAGATGATGGATTAGATCAGCAACCACAATATGATCCAGAAAGAGAAGGATGGGCTGTTGAGTATAGTCATGAAAACTTCTAAACTCATTTTTATATAAATACTATTAATTGAAAAAAAACGTATTATGGAATAGCTTATAATTTACCAAAATGGAAAAAGGAAAGAGACATGGCTTTATATACAGCATCAGAGTCTCCGGCAATTATTACTCGTGAAGTTGACCTAACTAACGGAGTCCCAAACGTACCTACATCAACCGGGGTATTAGTAGGAGATTTTCGCTGGGGTCCTGTAAATCAGCCGGTACTCGTTAACAACGAAGCAACTCTTGCAAGTAAATTTGGAAATCCTGATCAAGACGAAGATAGAGCAGTAGATTTCCTTAGTGCATCGAGTTACTTACAATATTCAGATGATCTTTATGTCATTAGAGCAATCACAAAATCTACAGCTACTGGCGGAGCACAAATTCCAGCAGTACTTACTGCAACAACCGCAAATGGTATTATTACTGCAGTTTCTGTAGCACCAAATGGCGGTTATACTTCTGAACCAACAGTTACAATTTCAGCACCAGATTCTGGCGAAACTCCAGTATTTACTGTAGTTTATGACGCAGTAAATGATGAAATTGATTCAATTACTGTACTTAATGATTCAGACGGTCAAGGTAATATTACCTATAGATACGATACTCCACCAGTATTTACAATTACTGGAGGCGGAAGAGAAACGGTTGCAATTAATGCATATGATGCCACAAACACACCAGAAACATTACCTGTTGTAGAAAATCGTGATGGTTGGGATGCAGACAAATCAGGTCATGCAAACAACAATCATCTTACCATTGCTAAATGGCCTGGTGAACTAGGAAACTCATTAAAAGTTTGCTATTGTGGTGCTAATGATTCAGATTTCACTAACTGGACTTATACTGCAAGCGCTGGTCAAACAATTAATTTAAGTTCATATTTTACTGGAGCTCCAGGAACATCACAATTTGCAGCCGATAGAGGTGCTTCAAATGATGAAGTTCATGTTGTTGTAATTGATGAAGATGGTGAATTTACTGGCGTTCCCAATAGAGTACTTGAAATTTTCCCATTCTTATCTCTTGCATCAAATGCAAAAACAGAACAGGGTACGGTAAATTATGCACCTGATGTTGTTGCTAAAAGTTCAAGTTATATTTGGATTGCTAAAATGCCAGCAGCATTTGGTTCAAATGCAGGTACTGCAACAACTAATGGTAAAAATTATGCAGGGCCCGGAGTTTTAACACATTCTACAAGTCTTGTAAATGGTTCAAATTCGGGAAGTATAAGTTCTGCTGAATATGCAACAGCATTTGCAACAGTAAATGATCCAAATAATATATCTGTAGATTTCTTAATTGCTCCAGGTATGGGTAGTGCATCAGAACAACAAACTGTAGTAAACAATATGGTATCTATTGCAGAAAACGATAGAAAAGACTGTGTAGTTGTTACGTCTCCAAACAGAGCTGCAATAATAGGAAGTGCTAATCCTAGAACAGATATTATTGCTGCACAATCTAGTAATGTATTTACTCGTAGTTCATATCTATTTGCAGATTCAAATTATCTTAAGGTATATGATAAATTTAATGATAGATATATCTTCATACCTGCTGCAGCTTCAACTGCTGGTATTATGGCAGCTTCAGATAATGATACAGCACCTTGGTTTTCACCCGCTGGAACAAGAAGAGGAAGATACTTTGGTGTAACATCTCTGGCATATAACCCAGATAAATCTGATAGAGATGAACTATATAAAGCTGGATTTAATCCAATTGCAAATATTCCAGGGCAAGGAATTACTTTATATGGTGATAAAACTCATCTATCAAGACCTTCTGCATTTGATAGAATTAATGTTCGTAGATTGTTCCTTACTCTCGAAAGAGCAATATCTTCGGCCGCTCAAAATATTCTCTTTGAATTCAATGATGAATTTACAAGAGCTGAGTTTGTAAATATTGTAGAACCAGTTCTTAGAAATATTCAGGGCAGAAGAGGTATTACTGATTTTAAACTTGTGTGTGATGAAACTAATAATACACCAGAAATAGTTGACACAAATCAGTTCATAGCAAATATCTTCATTAAACCCGCAAGATCGATCAACTTCATTACTCTTAATTTTGTAGCGGTAAGATCTGGCGTTTCTTTTGAAGAAGTCGTCGGCGCAGTATAATAGGGGTATATAAAAATGGCAATTTTAGGCGTAAATGATTTTAAATCAAAACTTAGAGGTGGAGGCGCACGCCCAAATCTCTTTCAAGTAATATTAACTTTCCCGGCTTATGTTACCGGGGACGTTGAACTTGCATCATTCTTAATTAAAGCTGCTCAGATGCCGGCTTCAACTATGGGAACAATTCCAGTACCATATAGAGGGCGTCAATTGCAGATAGCTGGAGATAGAGTATTTGAGCCATGGACAGTTACTGTTATTAACGACACTGATTTTAAAATTAGACAGTCAATGGAACAGTGGATGAATGGTATAAATGCACATCAAGCAAATACTGGTCTTACTAATCCAGCAGATTATCAAGTTGATGCTGCAGTACAGCAGTTGGATAAAGATGCTTCTGTTCTATATGAATACAGATTTAGAGGTATTTTCCCAACGGCAATTTCTTCAATTGATCTATCTTATGAAAATGTAGATACTATTGAAGAATTTGGTGTGGAGTTCCAACTTCAATATTGGGAGAGTATTACTCCTGATGGGTCTACAGTAACTACTTAAAAGTTGAATAAATATAATTTGGTTAGGGGAAAAATTCCCCTAACCTTTATATAGTTAAAGGATAGTTATGGCAGATAATTCAATTAAGCTTTTTGGATTTGAAATCAAAAGGGCTAACTCATCTGAAAAAGCACAGCAGAAAATTAAATCGGTTGTTCCTCAAACCGATGATGATGGTGCTGGTTATATTACTGCTTCCGGTAGTCATTTTGGTCAATATTTAGATATAGACGGAAGTTCTGCAAAAGATAATTATCAGATGATAAGAAAATATCGTGGTGTTGCAGTACATCCAGAAGTAGATAATGCTATTGAAGATATTGTTAATGAAGCGATTGTTGGTGATGAAGATATAGAACCTATTAGTCTTACACTTGAAGATGTTGAATTTCCAGAAAATGTTAAAAAACAAATACAAGAAGAATTTGAAAATATTCTTGGTATGTTAAATTTTTCAGAAAACGGACACGATATATTTAGAAGATGGTATATTGATGGTAGATTATATCATCATTTAGTAGTTGATGAAAAAAATGAAAAAGCTGGAATACAGGACATTAGATTTATAGACGCTTTAAAAATTCGTAAAATGAAAGAGGTAAAAAAGAAAAAAGACCCTCTTACAAATGCGGATATTATAGAAAGTGTAAAAGAGTATTATGTTTATCAAGAAAGACCAGGTCAAGAAAGACAAGCAGTAAAGTTTACTCTTGATTCTATCAGTTATGTAACATCAGGACTATTAGATGAAACTCGTAAAAAAGTAGTATCTCATTTACATAAATGTATTAAACCAATTAATCAGTTAAGAATGATGGAAGACTCGCTTGTCATTTATAGACTTGCTAGAGCACCAGAACGTAGAATTTTTTATATTGATGTAGGTAACTTACCAAAAGGTAAAGCTGAAGAATACATGAAAAATATTATGACCAAATATCGTAATAAATTAGTATATGACGCTCAAAATGGAGAACTAAGAGATGACCGTAAACATATGTCTATGTTGGAAGATTTTTGGTTACCTCGTAGAGAAGGTGGTAGAGGTACTGAAATCTCTACTTTACCAGGAGGAGAAAATCTTGGTCAGATAGATGACATAGTTTATTTCCAAAAACGTGTTTATCGTGCATTAAACGTTCCTATTAATAGATTAGAACAGGAAGCACAATTTTCTCTCGGACGTTCAACAGAAATATCAAGAGACGAAGTTAAATTTCAAAAATTTATTGATAGACTTCGTAAAAAATTTAGTCACTTATTCTTAGGAATCTTAAAAAAACAGCTTATTTTAAAAAAGATCATTACCGACTCTGATTGGGATAATCACAAAATACATTTTAAAATTGATTATGCAAGAGATAATTATTTTGCAGAATCTAAAGAAAGTGAAATATTAAAAGATCGAATTCAAACTCTTGATATGATGCAACAGTATGTTGGAGAATATTATACTAAAGATTGGGTTATGAGAAATGTTCTAAAGTTTACCGAAGAAGAAATGAAAGAAATGGAACAAGACGTAGATGATGAAAATCAAGAAAAAGCAGATGAGATAGATAATATTGAATCTGATAACACATAGCTCAAAGTTTTTAGATAATGTATGATTTAATAACCTATACAACAAATAAAGGGCAAAGTGGAACACTAGATCCGTCTAGTTCGCCAAGTATTATAACAAGAACGATTGATTTTGATACAGTCTGGATTGATCTTTCTGTAGATTTAGAACAATCACCAAATCCAGAATATATTCGTGGTTGGTTTTTTGAACTTAATGAATTACCTGGATATAGTTTTTATCCAAATTCATCTGCAATTCAAACTGGATTAAATCCTCCAGAAAAAAGAATATTTACATCAAATCAGAAAATTAGATTATACATAGATTTAAATACTATGTTACAACTTGATGGTTTAAGACCTCATGACTTTGTTTTATCTACAGTTGTTGCAACATCAGAAGAAAATTTAAAAAGAGGAAATTGGATAGAAACTAATCGTTCCGATTTATTTTTTACCATATATGCAAATGGTAATCCTCCTGTGGAATTTTTGGATGTATTACCAGAAACTTTATTTGAATCAGATTTCGGAGAACCAACAAGAAGTCTTACTATAGACTCTGCCTATATTAATGGGATGAGGGTTGACTCTGCACATATTAGACACTTAGCATATGTAAATCTCTTAGAAGGCGATTCTGCTTATTTTACTAATGTTACAACTAATAAAATATTAACAGATTTGTTATCTGCAAATATTAATAGTGATATATCTATTTTATCTAATCTTAATATAGATTCTAATAAAATAATAGGTATAGGATCAGAAAATAGTGGTAATGTATTAGATTTAGACTATGATGAACCAACAGATAGAAATAATAGTATAGCTCTAACTTCAGTTCAATCTATTCATAATTTTTTAGATGTGAATAATAGTGAAGATAGTAATTATTGGGCTTTATATAATAATTTAAATGCATATAGTGATTCAATTAATAGAAATAATGCAATATTTTTAATTGATGAAGATGGTACTGTTACAGCAAAAGCTATAAATGTAAATCAGTATATTTTAGACAGTGATGGATTAAAATGGTCTAATGATAGTAATGCAAGAATATATTATGATAGTAATTTAAAATTATGGAAAATAGAACCTGGTTTATTTGAGATAGTAGATTCAGAACAAATTATTGAAAATAATCCTCTTTTATCTATTATATCAACTGGGAGAGACGGTCAGTTTTTATCTTTTGCAGAATCAGCAGAATCTTATTATTTAGATTATGCATTAAAAACCGGAAGATTTATAATAGATGAACAAACTTTGGCAGAGGAAAAAGATTATATTCCTGATACAGAATTAGAGTCTATGGATTCTAATGCTAAGTACATATATTATGATCGGTTTAGTAGATTTTCGCATCTTTATGATCAAGGAGTTACATTTCCACTTACTGATTCTGATGCTCAACTTTTAGATTCTGATGCTCAAGTTTTAAGATATGATGAAACAACAAATTCAATATATGGCGATTTTGCTACAACGGCTTTTTCTGGAATTATATCTCCTAAAAGATATGATACTTATAGAGTAAAAGCAACGTTTAATTCAACCACACCTACTGATTTTCCTATATTTTTAGTAGTTGCTCAATTAAAAATACGGGGAAAAGAATATACAATTAGTGCGTTCAGAAGACCTAAAGGAACTTTACAAACTTATGGAGATTATTTAGAAACTGGACAAATAATTACAGAACCTCCTTCATGGGGTTTAGTTTATAATTTTGGTCAAAAAGATGCATACTATTTTGATTTTGATTGGGTATCAAGAGGATCTGCACCGGCACCTGTTACACCAAATTTTGAAGGTGAAAGTACAAGCGATTGGGTTTCTTCTGGTCAGACAACTGTTTTTGCAGAAAAGGTTGGAAATGTAATAAGTGTTGTAACAAATCAGTTTGGTGATACTAATATTGAAAATTTTGAATTTAGAACTGGAATTGAATTAGATATTGAAAAAGCAATTGCTAACGGCAAAACTTTTCTTGCACCATTTTTAAATGCAGAAACTTCTTATGGTTTTGGTGTTAAAGGGCAGAGTGGTGTTATTATATCAGATATAGCATTTGAAACAGAAGATCCTGAAAAGTATATATTTGATTTAAAAAATGATATAGTTTATACTTATATTTCCGAAAGAAATTTAACAGAAGGAAATTATCCTACAGTACCAGTTTTAGTTGAAAATGCGGGCTATTATGCTTTGGATAGTAGTGTTGGTGTTAGCGATATTATGAAAACAGGAAGATTCTTTTATAATGAAAGAACTAAGACACTATTTTGGAAAGATCCAGATAATACATATAAACTTATACAGGAAGTAGATTTAAATAGAGACTTTTTAGGTAAATATATTGAACTAAGAGGCACAGGTTTAAATAATAATTCACCAGCATATCTTTATATTAATAATGAACCTGATTATTTTGAATTTGATGAAAATCCAATTTTTTTAAATGGTTACCATGGCCATGGTAGAGGTTTGAATCTCACTATATTTGGAAATGATGGTACTAAAATTTCTTCTAATACTTATGATACTCATGGTGATTCTGCTAATTCCACATTACTAGCAGATGCTATAAACAATATGTCTAATGGTCAAATTGGAGCAATAACTTCTTATGACGCTTGGATTTCTAATGTAAATGATAAATTAAAAACTGCAGCATTAAGTCAAGGTTTAATGAAACTTTATAATGCACCAAAATTTCCAATTAGAAATCCCTATGCAGCAGTATTTCAAAAAACTGGAAGCGAAACTCCTAGATCACATGAAACAACTTCTGGAGATTCATCACTATCACCACATGCAGATTTAAGTTTTCATATTACAAGAGGAACTTTCCATACTTATGGTCCAGAACAGCCAAATTCTTTATCGGCTTGGAATGGAAAAAAAGAAGCATGGATAGATGAAAACCATAATACAAAAATTAATCAAACTCTTATGCTTACAGAAGGTAGACGTAAGGGCATGGCTTTTGAGGAAACTTCTTTTACTTCTACCGGTATTAATGAAGATAGTGCTAGAATATATCTTACTTCAGAAGAAGATTCTCAAAGAACATTAGTTATCAGAGTTGGAGATGATTTAAATGATAAGATAGCATTTGAAGTTCCGGATATAGATGGTGTTTTACAGAACGGATTTATTAATTTTCATAGAGGAAATTTACATATAGTATATGATCAAACACCGCAATTAGGAGGTGATCTTGATGTACAAGACTTTAGAATTTATAAAGATTCATTAGCATTTGAATTATTCGATCTAGGCTATTCTTTAGGTAAAGGCGATAATAGTATAGCTACAGCTTCACGTCAAAGCATCTTTAATTTTATAGATAAAAATGATAATGAAACGGATAATTTTTTTGGTATCTTTTCAAATAAAGAACCACTAATAGAAGCAACTACTGTTAATGATGCAATATTTGCTGTTATGGAAGACGGTTCCGTTATATTTAATTTTGCTAATGCTGGAACAGGACCAACAGAAATAGGCGGATCAACAGGTAGACAGACTGGGCTAACAACAGATGATGTACCAGAAGGACCTTCAGGATTAAATCTTTATTTTGATTCGGCAAGAGTTTTTCTTGCATTAAAATATGAAAATAATAATGCTAATACTTCATATGATGCTAACGGCGGTGGTATAGGTAATATCACAGTAGATCAAGCAAATAAAACCCTTAAATTTGACGGCATTACTAATACTGACGGTTTGCCCGAAGGTTCTACTAATCTTTATTTTACTGATGAAAGAGCACAAGATGCAGTTGGTAGTATTATGTCTGGAGATGACGATATATCGGTTGTCTACGACGACGGAGCTAATACTATTGCAATAACATCAACACTTACTCAAGAAACAGTATTTGGATTACAGAGTAAGTATTCTTTAACTTCTGCAGGCGGTGGTGCATTAGGTCAAGTTAAATTAAACATTGACTCAAACGGAATTCAAAGAAGTGAAATAGTAAATATTAGAGGCACAAACGGAATTAATGTAAGTGGAGACTCAAATTATATTACAGTCGATGCTTCAGATTTAGTAAAAAATTATAATATTTTAAGTGATAACTTATCTAATGGTGCAGAATTAATTTTAAGAGAAACGGATATTAATAATAATGCAACAGATGATCAAGTAGCATTTATAGGAACTGAAGGTATTTCAATATCACAAACTAATGGTAATAGTATTACAATATCTGGAATTGATCTTCAAGCAGTAAGCAGAATAACAGCCACAGAAAACGGGAATCAAAAATTTATAACTTTAATTGATTCAAGTCCTGTTGCCGGAGTTACTACAACTAATTTATTAGTTACTGGAGCAAATGGTTTAGAAGTTGATGTAGATAGTAATGGAGCCGGTACAACTACTCTTGATTTTAGTGCAGCTGCTTTACAAATTACTTCTACACTTCAAGCTGATAGTTATGAAAAAATTATTTTTACAGAAACTGATGCCGATGGAAACACTTCATCACAATTTATAAGATTTGTAGGTGATGGTGGTATGAGTATTACCTCTAGAGGTCCACAAGGGACTGATGATGGACAAATAACTATAAGTGCAGCTAGTATGCACCACCCCAATACTACCTACGTAACTAATTTTGCAACACCGATTTTAAATCCTACTAATATAGTCGATTTTAACTTAATACACGAAGGACCCGATAGTGGAGAAAATACAACACTAAAAATTAAATCTAAGGACGGAATTTTAGTAGAAGAATCGAATGGTGAACTGGTTATTGGTGCAATAGTCCAGATTGAACAAATTAATAATGAAACAATATCTTTTGAAACTAATGGAGATAGTGGTATTTCTTTTGGTTCTACAACTTCATTTACTACAAATAGTTCAACATCAGAAACCATACAAGTTAATCATGGTGCTACAGGTTCTGGCACTACGGTTGCAACAAATAATAGTGGTCAAACAGTTATACAAAATATTACAGTTGATAAATTTGGTCATATACAATCTACAAGTAATGCTACAGTAGCAGGTCAATATTTAATGAGTGCAACTGATGCTAATAATGATCCGGTTATTAGATTAGATACTCAAGCTAATGGACAAAGTGGTTCTGCAGAAGATGTTATAATTGAAGGGCAGGGTGCGGTAAAAATTTCAGTTGGTACTGGTGGAACAGATAAAATTATAATAAGAGTTGATAGTAGTGATTTTGCAAATATAGCATTTAATGACTTAACTGATGGTAATTCGACTAACACATCAAATAGTAATACTGGCCATGATGTAACTCTTGGAAATCTTAATCACGTAGGACATGTTCCTGCATGGGACGGGACAAACTTTACAACGCGTAAACTAGCTTTCAACGGTCACGATATTACAGATCTGGATGTAGGTGGTGTGGCTTTTGAAGAAGTTTTAGCTTGGGTTGGACCAAATTATCCTGTTGGTGGAGGTCAAAATGCTTGGAGAAATGCAGCTCTAAGCGATTTACTTGATATACCATCCAGTATTGATGATTTAAGTGATGTAGATACAACTACAACAGCACCAACAAATGGTCAAGCACTAGTTTGGGATGGATCGAACTTTGTACCAGGTGATGTTGCAGCTTCGTTAGCTATGAATGATCTTACAGATGTTAGCACATCAAGCATAACTGATGGTCAAGTTTTGATTTATCAAAGTTCATCTTCTAGCTTCATTCCGGGTGATGCAGGAAATACTTACACCGCAGGTGATGGATTGGATCTATCTGTAAGCAACGAATTTAGTTTAGATATTAAAGCAAACATGGGTTTGGTTATTGATAATACAGAGTTATCAATTGACACTACTGTTAAAACCGATAATATACAAGCTCAAACAGCAAGTTCTTCAGTTACATTATCAAACTCTGGTGGAAATACTAAGTTAGAAATTACAAATGATGGTGGCTTAAATTTAAACGGAACCCTTGCTAATACATTTACGGTAAGTGCAGCAGGTGCTGTTGTTGCAGCTGATGATATATCAGCATTTTCAGATGAAAGATTGAAGACCGATGTTAAAACCATAGATAATGCATTATATCTTGTTAATAAATTAAGAGGTGTTTCATTTACTAAAAATAAAAAGAGTGGAATAGGCGTTATTGCTCAAGAGATAGAAAAAATAATACCTGAAGTTGTAAATACGGCAGAAGACGAAATGGGTACTAAATCTGTTGCTTATGGTAATTTAGTAGGTGTTCTTATTGAAGCTATAAAAGAACTTTCTGAAAAAGTTGAAAAACTTGAAAGGAAAATATAATGCCATTTGTGCCAAGTACAGGAACACTATCATTTAATAATGACATAGAAGCTGTTTTTGAAGATCAGTCTCCGCCTACAATGAGTTTATCTGAATACTATAGAAATGGAACAAATGTTCAAACTGCTGTCACAGCAGGAAACGTTGATACTAATACTGTAGTTACATCCGGTATTCCTACATCTGGTACAATTAGTTTTAGTGATTTTAGAAATCAAGGTTATGATCTACTAGTACAATCTGCTATTTATGATAGAAATAATACAAATATCACTCTGGGAACAGAGTTTACTTTTACCGTTCCTTCAGGAGTAACAGAAATATCTGCATTTTGTGTAGGAGCAGGTGGCGGCGGCGGAGGTAATGATGGTGTTTCTGGTCCAACATCTTCTGGAGGCGGCGGTGGAGGTGCTGTATGGGGACATTGGACAGTCTCGCCTGGTTCAGTTTTTTATTGTAATGTAGGCGTAGGCGGCTATGGAGGTTCTACTTCGCCAGGTATATCTAATGGAGGTAATGGAGGAGATACTTATATAAGACAAGGCACAACATACTTTTTAAGAGCATATGGTGGTGATGGCGGAATAACAAATTATGGATCAAATAATGTTATTAGTTATACCGGAGGTTCTGGAGGTTCATATACCGGAACACAACAAGGTGGTGGTGGTGTTGGGGGTGACGGAGGTGATGGTGTTTCTAACTCTGGCGGCGGCGGAGGTGGTGGTGCTGGTGGTTATGGTGGAGCAGGTTCGGGCACGGGAGGTGACGGACAAGCAGGTTTTGCAACTAGTACTACTCAAACAGATGGTGTAGGTGGCGCTGGTGCTGGAGGAGAACAGAGTAATAGTGGTTATGTAAGGGTTGTTTCAAGTGGTGGTGCTGTTGGTATATTTGGACAAGGTAATAGTGGATCAACAACCGGAAGTACTGATCCAAGAGTTTCATCTAGTAGACATGGATCTACATATTCAGCTGGATTTCCAGGTAATGTTTTAGTACCAGCTTCTGGTCTCGGATCTATTACCGTTGCAACAGGTCGTTCAATTACTAACAATTCAGGAAAAGCAGCATCACCTGGTGCAGGCGGCGGTGGTCTTGAAGATGATACGTTAGGACTTGGCCAAGAGGGTGGAGATGGTGCTATAAGAATTGTTTGGGGTTATCAATCAGATGGTACTACACAAAGAAGATATCCTTCAGCTTTTGCTGTAGCAGGTGATTACTAAATAAAAGTCAAAAACCTAATTTATATAAATAATCTAAAATATGGAGAAATAATTATGAATGATGAATTAAATACAGAAGATGATGAAATTGAAACCATTGATACAACAGCAGAAGAAGATATTAATACAGAAGAAGAATCTGAAATAGATCCTATAGAAGCAATGATATCAGCTATTGAAGATAAGGATTTTATTAGTTCTTCAAATATTTTTAATGATCTAGTTTCTAGTAAAATGACAGATGCAATTGATAATAAAAGAATAGAAATAGCAGATAGAATTTATAATAATGCACCTGAAGAAATTGATACAGAAGTAGATATGGAAATAGATAACGAAGTAGAAGAAGATGAAGTCGTTTAAACAATTAAAAGCCAATTTAGAAGAATCTAAAAAAATGAAAGTTAAAGGAATCTCTATAGAGATTGTTAAGGCTGGAAATAAATTTAAGGCTATGGTAGACGGAGATCATCTCGATACTTATGCTTCGGAAAAAGAAGCTGAAAAAATGGCGAAGGAATTCGTCAAGCAATATAAAGGATAGAACTATGAAGCTTATTGCGGAATATAACGATCATCAATTATCTTATATTACTGAGGATACAGAATCAGGAAAGAAAAACTATGTGATTGAAGGTATCTTCGCACAAGCTGAAAGTAAGAATAGAAACGGCAGAATATATCCAAGAGAAATTTTGGAGTCTGCTGTACATAAATTTGCAACTGAACAGGTTGCAACTAAGAGAGCAGTTGGAGAACTGAATCATCCAGATGGTCCAACTGTTAACTTAGATAAGGTTTCACATCGCATCACCGAACTTAATTGGGACGGTAATAATGTGATGGGAAAGGCGCTTATATTAGATACTCCAATGGGAAACATTGTAAAAGGTCTCCTCGATGGTGGTGTTCAACTAGGCGTTTCAACTCGTGGTATGGGAAGTCTTGAGAATCGTAATGGGACAATGTATGTTAAAGAAGATTTTCATTTAGCAACTGTCGACATTGTACAAGATCCATCTGCTCCGCAAGCATTCGTTAATGGGATAATGGAAGGCGTAGAGTGGGTTTGGAACAATGGTGTGATTCAACCTCAGCACCTTATTGAAGAGGATGTTGAAGAAATTGAAGAAGAAACTCAGGATATTGAAGAAATTGAGACTGAAATTAGAAAAGCTCCGCGTGCTGACTTGCATTTAGTACAGGAACGTGAGTTTAAGAATTTCCTCTCGTTGCTCAAATAAAAGAGGAGTCAAACATGACTGATCAAGTAAAAGACCAGGATATTGAACTCGATGAAGCAGCGGAAGTTGTGGATGAGGCTCATGATCCTAAGAATGCAGAAGCTCAATCTGTTGCATCAGTAGATGCTGCAGGTGATGCGACTAAAGCTGCTCCAAAACGGAAAGGCGACAAGTCAAACTCAGAGCCAATGCCAAAAACAAAAGCCGGCATGGTTAACGCCATGTATAATAAAATGAATAAGATGAAGAAAGAAGATCTGCAAGCATCTTATAAAAGCATGATGGGTGAAGAAATTGAACTCGAAGATGAGATCATTACTTCAGACCACTCACAGGATCTGGAAGCGTTGATTGCAAACGAAGAAGGATTGGCTGAAGGCTTTAAACATAAAGCTGCTACTATTTTTGAAGCTGCTGTTAATTCTAAAGTACAAGAGTATGTTTCTGTTAAACAAGCAGAGATGGATGCTCAAATGGCGGAAAGAGTTGCTGCACTTGAAGAACAAATGGCAGTTGAAATCGAAGAAGGTCTCAACGAAACACGTGGAGAGCTTGTTGAAAAAATCGACAGCTATCTAAACTACGTTGTTGAAACTTGGATGGAAGAAAACAAGCTGGCTGTAGAAAAAGGCTTGAGAACTGAAATTGCAGAAACATTCATGAACAATCTGAAAGAACTGTTTACTGAATCTTATATTGAAGTTCCAGAATCCAAAATCGATCTAGTGGATGATCTTGTAGAACAAGTTGAAGAACTTGAAAAGCAATTGAATTCACAGACCGAGAAAAACATTTCAATGTCAGAATCTGTAAAATCAATGAAGAAAGAAATTTGCATCCGCGAAGCTTCAAAAGATTTAGCAGAAACACAAGTTGAAAAGCTTAGAAATCTAGCTGAAAGCGTTGACTTTGATAACGAAGAAGATTTTATTTCAAAAATTGCAACACTTAAAGAATCATACTTTGGTCAAAAATCTACAAAGCCTGTAGATACACCAGTAGAAATGGTTAATGAAACTGTTGAAGAAGAAGAAATAGATGAAACTGAAATTTCAAGTAACATGAGTAGATACTTATCAGCTTTGAGAACACAATAATTTAAGGGGACAAAAGAAAATGTCTAATACATATAAAAATCTCACGGAGAAATGGGCACCAGTGCTCAATGAAGAATCAGCAGGTAGAATTGATGATTCTTACAGAAGATCAGTAACAGCTGTTGTTCTTGAAAACCAAGAAAAAGCTCTTGCTGAGCAACGTCAAGCTGAAGCTGGTTTCTTGGCAGAATCACCAGGAAACAATACTGGTTCAGTAGGTAACTGGGATCCAATCCTTATTTCTCTTGTACGTCGTGCAATGCCAAATATGATGGCATATGATGTATGTGGTGTTCAGCCAATGACGGGCCCAACTGGTCTGATCTTCGCAATGAAGTCACGCTATGGTGCTGGTTCAACAAGTTCAACTGAAGCACTCTTTAATGAAGCAGATACTACTTTCAGTGGTGATTCTTCAGCAACTCAAGGTTCAGCTGGACCATCAGGTCTTTCTGGTGTAACAGATGCTGGTGCAGATAGTACACTAGATAACGACCGTGTAACCAATGGCTTTGGCGGTGGTATGCCAACAGCAGACGGCGAAGGACTTGGAACAACTAATCCTAACTTCAACGAAATGGGTTTCACCATTGAAAAAGCAACTGTTTCAGCGAAAACACGTGCGTTGAAAGCAGAGTACAGCCTTGAGCTTGCACAAGACTTGAAAGCGATTCATGGTCTTGATGCAGAATCAGAGCTGGCAAATATTCTGTCAACTGAAATTCTTGCGGAAATTAACCGTGAAGTAATTCGCACAATCAACTCACAAGCTAAAACTGGTGCTTCTACATCACAAACTGCACTTAACGGCGTATTCGATCTTGCAAATGATGCAGACGGTCGTTGGTCAGTAGAGAAGTTCAAAGGTCTTATGGTACAAATCGAGCGTGAAGCAAATACTATTGCTAAAGAAACTCGGAGAGGCCGTGGTAACTTCATCATTACATCTTCAGACGTAGCTTCTTGCTTGTCAGCAACAGGTATGCTTGACTATGCTCCGGCAATGTCAACAAACCTGAACGTAGATGACACAGGAAACACATTTGCAGGTGTTCTTAACGGACGTACTCGTGTATATATCGACCCATATGCAACAACCGACTATGTAACCGTAGGTTATAAAGGTACTAATGCTTATGATGCCGGTGTATTCTATTGCCCATATGTACCGCTTACAATGGTACGTGCAGTGGGTGAAAATGACTTCCAGCCAAAAATCGGGTTTAAAACTCGTTACGGCATGGTATCAAACCCATTTGTTGGTTTAACACCTTCAAATGGTCTTGCTGCAGCGAAGTCTAACCAGTACTACCGCATCTTCCGCGTGGATAACATCCTTAACGCATAAGATTATTAATAAAAAAGGGAGGGGTTTAACCCTCCCAACTAAGCTCCATTCGTGGGGCTTTTTTTATGATATCTTCTTTAACCAGTCTGACATAATCTTTTCTGCCCACTTAGGATTTTTATTTTCTAAAATTTTAAGAGGTGAGCCATTGATACCGTCTTGTTTACGTGCTTCAACATATTCTTCAACAGTAAATGATTTACAAAGTTCTTTTACAAATTTTGCTTTTGTAATTGGCCCTTTATATTTGAACCGAGCAATAAATAGTTCTTTTGGCATACCTACACGTGATGGGTGGCAGTTAGGAACAACTTGATCCCAGGTAGGTTGACCTTCATATGTACCTGTGTATTCAAGATACCCACCGTAATATGTAAACTTTGATTTATCAAACTGTGTCATTAGTTTCTCCGATTCTATTTACTCTTACAAGATATACTAAAAATTGGTATTTGTAAACCCCTAAAATACACTTTTTATTAATATAAATAGATATAACTTCAACGGAGATTGATATGGCTGATCTTACTGAAAATTTTAATTTTCTACAACCTAGCAACTTTAAAGTTGTTATTGACAGAAAAAATTATGGTAATTTGGAATTTTTTGCACAAAGAGTTGTACATCCTGGGGTAAATGTTACGGCTCCTATAGTACCTTATAGCCGTTTGCAAAGTATTTCTATACCCGGAGATACTCTTGGTGTTGATGATTTAGCATTTGATGTTCTTGTAGATGAAAATATGACAAGTTATACAGAAGTTTATAATTGGTTAGAAAGTCTTGTTGTGACTCCTACAAGAAGTCGAGATAAAATTTTAGCTGAAGATCAAAATGTGGTAGATATAACACTTTCTATATTAAGCAGTCATAATAATGTAATTAAAAAAATTAGATATATAGATTGTGTAGTAACAAATATAGGAACTCTTTTATTGGAAGCAGCCGCTACTGAAACACCAGTGGTTACATTTCCAGTAAACTTCAAAGTATCATATTTTGAATTAGTATAGATACTATTAATAAAATTTATTATGGAGACATATGTGTTGAATCTTGAAAACATACTTAATGAATGGTCAAAAGATAGTGAAATAGATGAACACCACTTAGATAGATCATCTATACAAATAGCAAAACTTCATTCAAAATATTTACAGTATCTTTCAATAGCAAAATTACAATTGAAAAAAACTGAACTAAATCAAAAAATTCTACTTAAAGATAAATGGCTTTATTATACAAATAAAATGTCACAAGAAGAAATGGATGAAAGAGGTTGGGATTATGATCCATATAATGGTGTTAAAGTTATGAAAGGTGATATGAATCACATTTATGATTCAGATATAGATATACAAGCAAGTGAAGAAAAGATTACTTATTATAAAACTTTAGTTGAAACTTTAACAGAAATTGTTTCTAATATTAATTGGAAACACCAGACAATAAGTAATATTATAAAATGGAAACAATTTGAGGCTGGTGGTTTTTAGTGGATATAGTTAAAATACAAAAGAAAGATCATGCAAATATGATTATTGGATGTGATTGGGGTATTGCTCAAGAATTATCTGATTATTTTTCTTTCTTTGTTCCTGGTTATAAATTTATGCCTTTATATAAAAATAAGGTATGGGACGGCAAAATAAGATTATTTAATGTAAATAATTGTGAACTTTCTTGTGGTCTTATATCTTATGTAAAAGATTTTTGTGAAAAAAGAAATTATCAATTAGAATATGAAGAAAGCCAATTTGGATTACCTGAATCATATAATGAAATAAATCCAAATGATATAATGAATTTTATAAAAAATCTTAATCTAAAAAGTAAAGGTGAATCTATTTCTATTAGAGATTACCAATTTAATGCAATATGCGAAGGATTAAAAAGAAAAAGATCAATACTTTTATCTCCTACAGGATCTGGAAAATCTTTAATTTTATATTGTTTATCTAAATATTGGTTACAAATGCTAACAGATGGTTGGAAATATCCAAGAGCGGGAAGAGTATTAATCATTGTTCCGACAACATCTTTAGTAGAACAAATGTATGGTGATTTTATAGATTATGGACAAAAACCAGAAGGTATGCATAAAATATACTCTGGTAAAGATAAAGATTTTGAAAGTGCTATTTGTATAAGTACATGGCAATCAATATATAAAATGCCAGCTGCCTGGTTTGATCAGTTTGGTATGGTTTTAGGAGATGAATGTCATGGATTTAAATCAAAATCTCTTACAAATATAATGAATAAATGTAGACTTGCTGAATATAGATTTGGTACTACAGGCACATTAGATGGAACACAAACTCATCAACTTGTATTAGAAGGTCTTTTTGGCAAGGTAATGAAAGTTACTACAACCAAGACTCTACAAGATAATCAGACACTTGCAGATTTAGAAATTTTTATGATACAACTTCAGTATAGCGAAGAAATTAAAAAACAAATAGTAGGATTACAATATCAAGATGAAATAGACTATATTGTTAAATATGAACAAAGAAATAAGTTTATAAGGAATCTTGCTTTAGATCAAAAAGGTAATACATTAGTTTTATTTCAGTTTGTTGAAAAACATGGAAAACCTCTTTTTGATTTAATAAATACTAAAGCTAAAGAAGGTAGAAAAGTATTTTTTGTAAGTGGTGCTACTGAAACTTCTGATAGAGAAGCTATTAGAAAAATAACAGAAGGACAAAAAGATGCTATCATTGTTGCTAGTCTTGGTACTTTTAGTACTGGCATTAACATACGGAATTTGCACAATATTATTTTTGCAAGTCCTTCAAAGTCACAAATCAAGGTCCTACAGTCTATTGGTAGGGGACTTCGGAAATCGGAAGATGGATCAAATACTAGACTCTATGATATAGCTGACGATTTTAAATATAAATCGAGAAAAAATTATGCACTTTTGCATAGCGAAGAAAGATTAAAAATTTATAAAAAAGAAAAATTTAATTTTAAATTCTATAAGGTTCCAATATGATTGACATAAACAACGTTAAACAAATAAAACTTTCAGATGGTTCGGAAATTATTTGCGAAATAATGGAAGAACTCGAAGAAGATATTGTTGTTCGCTGTGCTTTTAGAATAGCAAGAATTGATTTAGATGTAGAAAGAAGTTATTACATGTTTAAACCTTGGATGACATATGTAGAAGAACCTGATCATTTCGTAACAATTAATTTATATCATTTACTTGCCGCTACAATTCCATCCAAAGAAATTTTAGAACAATATGAAAATGCTATAGAAAAAATTAATGAAGCACGAAATGAAAAACAAGATAATATAATCCAAGCTTCAACTAAAGAAGTAAAAGATCAGATTACAGTAAAACACGATTCAGAATCTGATAATGTATTAAAATTCAATTTTGTGGATAAAACTAAATTACATTAGTATTCCCTATCCTCAACTAAGTACTCTTTTATTATATACTAGATTCGGGTAGCTGTAAACAAAAAAATATCGCAATTTTAAATAAATTAGTTGTTTACAGCCATCTTGTATTAGTTTATAATATATAGGTAAAAGGTTTATATTTATGGTAAAGAAAACAAAAAACGTACACTATATTAATAATTCAGAATTTTCTCTGGCTATTGTTGATTATGTTAAAAAAGTTACTGTGGCAAAGGAAAGCAATGAAACTTTGCCTGTTGTCCCAGATTATATAGCTAAAAGCTTTTTACAAATTGCTGAAAATTTATCCCATAAATCCAATTTTATTAGATATACATATCGTGAAGAAATGGTAATGGATGCAGTTGAAAACTGTTTAAAAGCAATAGAAAATTATGATATAAATGCAACAACAAGATCAGGTAAACCAAATGCTTTTGCTTATTTCACTCAAATTATATGGTATGCTTTTTTACGAAGAATTACAAAAGAAAAGAAACAACAAGATATTAAAGAAAAATATTTAGCACAATCAGGAATTGATGCTTTCCTAGTAACAGAACTTGGTACAACAGACCCATCATCTCAAGTGGCTAATCACTTTATAGATACATTAAAAGATAGAATTGATAAAGTAAAAGCTTATGATACAGAAATTAAAACCTTTTCAAAGAAAATAAAAAATAAAAAGAAAAGAGCAATTAATGTAGACTCTGATTTATCGGATTTTTTGGAATAATATATAAATGAAAATAGCAGTATTAAATGATACTCATTGCGGTATCAGGAATAGTTCTGATGTGTTTTTAAATAATGCAGCAGATTTTTATGAAAACATCTTTTTCCCATATTGTAAAGAAAATGATATTAAGCAAATTATTCATCTTGGTGATTATTATGATCATCGTAAATTTGTTAATTTTAGGGCGTTAAATCATAATAGGAAACATTTTTTATCACATCTACGTGATTATGGTATGACTATGGATATTATACCTGGTAATCATGATACCTATTATAAAAATACAAACGATTTAAATAGCCTAAAAGAACTACTCGGCCATTTTATGAACGAAATTAATATTATTATGGACCCACGTGTTCTTGAATACGGCTCACTTAAAATTGCAATGTTACCCTGGATTACCCAAGAGAATTATGATAAATCTATGGAATTTATTAAAAACTGTAAAGCTGATTGGCTGGGCGGGCATCTTGAATTAACAGGATTTGATCTTATGAGAGGAGTTGTAAATAAACATGGTATGGATCACTCTGTTTTTTCAAGATTTGAAAAAGTTTTATCTGGTCATTTCCATACTAAATCACATAAAGATAATGTAATTTATTTAGGAACACAAATGGAATTTTTCTGGTCAGATGCTCATGATCCTAAATATTTTCATGTAATAGATACCGAAACAAGAGAAATGGAAGCTATTAGAAATCCATATACTTTATTTGAAAAAATAATATATGATGATTCAAAAAGGAATTATTCAGAATATAATGTAGATCATTTAGATTATAAATTTGTAAAAATAGTTGTAATTAATAAATCTGACCTCTTTACATTTGACCGTTTTATTGATAGAATACAAAATAGAAAGATTCATGAATTAAAAATTGCAGAAAACTTTAATGAGTTTATCGGAGAAAATGTTGAAGATGAAAATATCTCTTTAGAGGACACCGAAATGCTATTAGATAGTTATGTTGATGCAGTTGAAACTGATCTTGATAAAGATAAAATAAAAGTAAATATGAGAAAACTTTTAACAGAAGCACAGTCTATGGAAATAGTTTAATGCCAAAACGTGAAAAGATAAGCTGTTTATCAAAGAAATGGGAAAAAGCTTTTAAGAAAGCTGCCAAGAAAAAAGATAGACAAAAATCTAAAAAAGAAATAAGGCAGAGATAATGATTATTTTTAAATCTATTCGATATAAAAACTTTTTATCGACAGGTAATAATTGGACAAATATTAGTCTTAATAAATCAAAATCCACTCTTATAGTAGGGCAGAATGGTGCCGGAAAGTCAACAATTCTTGATGCTCTTTCTTTTGCTTTGTTTGGCAAGCCTCATCGTAATATTAATAAACCACAATTGGTTAATACAATTAATAATAAAGATAGTATTGTAGAAGTAGAATTTATTATAGGAAAGTCTATTTTTAAAGTTGTTCGTGGTATTAAACCGCAAATATTTGAAATATGGAAAAATGGTGAGATGATTAATCAATCTTCTCATGCCAAGGAGTACCAGAAGATCCTTGAACAAAACATTATTAAGCTTAATCATAAAAGCTTTCATCAAATTGTTGTGCTTGGTTCCTCTTCCTTTATTCCTTTCATGCAACTCCCTGCACAACATAGGAGAGATGTAATTGAGGATCTTCTGGACATTAATGTTTTTTCAAAGATGAACATTCTCATAAAAGAAAAAAATAGTATTTTAAAAGAAAAGTTAAAAGATAATTCATATCAATTAGATATATTAAATAACAAACTAGAATCTCAGAGAAAATATATCAGAGATATAACTCAAATAAATGAGGATGAGATTAATGATAAAAAAGAAAAAATATCCGAAGTACAAAAGAACATCGAAGGATTACACCATTCAAATGCCGAATTTTCGAGTTTTATTCAAGACTCTGCCGAAAACACAAGAGATGCACTTAAAGAAGCCAATGATGAGAAACAGTCCATTCTGCACGATAAGGCTACTGCGACATCAACCATTAAGTCAATTGTTAAAGAATCGAAATTTTATGAAAAGAATGATAACTGCCCGACGTGTTCGCAAGTCATAGATCCAGAACTTAAATCAAAAAAGATTGAAGAGTGTAAACATAATGCACTTGATATCAAAAAACAGATGGATTTACTTGAAGAAAAAAATAAAGAATTAACAGAAAGATTGGAATATTGGAATATACAAACAGAAAAAATTCGTGATTTTCAATCTAAGATAAATGGTAATAATCAAACCATAGAATCTTTACTTTCTCAAATACAAAGTTTAAATAAGGATATTGAAAGATTAAGTTCCAGAGAAGGCGATATAGGTGAAGCCAACGAAGAACTTAATAATATGATTGAAGAAAGAAATAATTTAATGGAATTTAAATTAGAACTTAATGAAGAATATTCTTATAATAATGTTATGGCAGAAATGCTTAAAGATACGGGTATTAAAACTAAAGTCATTAAACAATACATACCTGTTATCAATAAACTCGTGAATCAATATCTTCAAGTTCTTGATTTCTTTGTTCATTTTAATTTAGATGAAAGTTTCCAAGAAACTATTAGATCCCGTCATAGAGATGCTTTTTCATATGATTCTTTTTCTGAAGGAGAAAAACAAAGAATAGATCTTGCATTATTATTTACTTGGCGCATGATAGCCAAAATGAAAAATTCTGTAGCCACTAATTTACTTATATTAGATGAAACTTTTGATTCATCTTTAGATCATGATGGTGTAGATAATCTTATGAAAATCCTACATACTCTTGATGATGATACAAATGTTTTTGTTATATCTCATAAAGGAGAAATACTTGATGGAAAATTTGAAGAAAAGCTGGAGTTTAGAAAAGAGAAAAACTTCAGTAAGATGGTGGCATAATGCCAAATATTGAAATAACAACCAAACCTACAGGTAGAAGCCCAGAAAATAAATATTTTTTAGGAGAAAAAACAAAACATCTTGATTTAACTAGACCCAAATATAATAAAATTGGAAATTTAGAAGATTATGAAGTAATGCGTATGAGAATGGATCTTATGGACTATTCTCACAATCTTGTATTTTATACTGCCGGTTTATGTTTTCGTGTAGAAACTAATGATGATAGACACGCACAGTTTGTTCGTAATATGTTTCCAGTAGTAGATAATCCTTTACAATACACTGCCGATTGGACAATTATTCATAATACGGAAATGGTAGTTGATAAACCATATATCTATGTTAATTTAGATGAACATGTTATGTTAATTTGTGGTACTACATTTTTAGGAGAAATTAAAAAAGGTATCTTTGGTATTATTAGTTTTGAATTACCAGAAAAAGATATTCTACCTATGCATTGTAGTGCATTTACATATAATGATACAACTAATCTTATGTTTGGATTAAGTGGTACTGGTAAAACCACATTAAGTAGTGATCCAGAATATAAACTAATTAGTGATGATGAAGTTTACTGGGATGATACTGGCATTCATATGGTAGAAACGGGCTGCTATGCTAAAAGTGAAGGTCTGACTCCAGAAACTCATCATACTATTTTTTATGCTGTTGAAGATGCTAGAAAAAAAGAATGTTTAGTAATAGAAAATCCTGGTGTATCAAATGCTAGATTAAGTTATCCTATAACTTCTGTTGAAAATGCATATTATAGTAATGAAGATTTTGGTCACCCAGATAATATATTTTTCTTAACTATGGATGCAACTGGTACCTTTCCACCAGTATCTAAGATTGATGATAAGGCAGTAAAGCGTTTCTTTGAAACGGGTTATACCAGTCAAATGCCAGGTACTGAAGCAGGATCTGAAGAAATAAAACCATTATTTAGCCCATGCTATGGATCACCATTTATGCCGAGAGCAGTAAAAGAGTATAGTGATTTATTAATGAAAAAGGTTCGGAAACACGAATGTAATGTTTATTTAATCAACACTGGTATGGATACTAATGGTAATAGATATGCTTTAGATTTTACTCGTAAAACAGTAAAGACTGCAATAGATATAGGTTATAGTATTAATAATGATATACCTAATATGTTAGAAAAATTAATTGATAGATATGGAAAATAATTGTTTACTATATTAGAAAAATATGATATAATTAGCTATGTTTTATGAAATGGAGAAAAATTATAATGGAACTTAGTGAATCAACACTTTCGGTGTTAAAGAATTATGCTTCAATAAATTCAAATTTAGTTATTAATGAAGGCAATACACTTCAAACTATCTCTGAAGCAAAAAATATTCTTTCTAAGGCTGAAATTAAGGAAACCTTTCCAAGAACATTTGGTATTTATGATCTAAATGAATTTTTGGGTGTCCTTGGTTTGGTAGATTCGCCACGGCTTAATTTTGAACAAGATTATGTTATTATTGGAGATTCTACTGGAAGATCAAAGATAAAATATTTTTATTCTGATACTGAAATATTAACTTCTCCTTCAAAAGAAGTAAAAATGCCAGATACAGATATAAGGTTTACTCTTGACGGAGATACTTTAAATAAAGTAAAAAGAGCAGCATCTGCTCTTGGTCATGGTGAATTACATGTGAGACCTAGTGGATCAAGTGTAAGTTTAGTTGTTACATCAGGTGAAAATGCTACTGCAAATAGTTTTTCTATTGATGTGGAAGGTAGTTCTAACACTGATAAATACAATTTTATTTTTAATATTTCTAATTTAAAAATTGATCAAGGAGATTATGAAGTAGAAATTTCTTCAAAACTAATTTCTAAATTTACTAAAAGTACTGGTGATCTTATGTACTGGATTGCCCTTGAAAAGACATCAACATACGGAGAATAATAAATGTCTGATAAAGAAGATCAAAAACGAGCAATGGAACTTTTGAATCAAATTGCCCGTAGTTCAATTGCTATTATTGATACTATTACACAACGTGGCGGTTTTCGTGGAGAAGAATTGTCTACTATTGGTAACCTACGTGACCAGTGTACACAAGGTGTGCAAGTTGTAGAAAATTGGAAACAAGAACAAGCCGAAGATTAATATTTAAGGATATTATTATATTATGAACAGTGATTTTTTGTGGGTAGAAAAATATCGCCCAGCAACTATTGAAGATACTATCCTAACACCTAATCTAAAAACTATTTTTCAAAATATTATCAAGTCCGGTGAATTGCCTAATATGCTTTTTTCTGGGACTGCCGGTCTTGGTAAAACAACTGTAGCTAAAGCATTATGTAATGAATTAGAACTTGATTACATTTTAGTTAACGGTTCAGAAGAAGGCAATATTGATACTCTTAGAACTAAGATAAAACAATTTGCTTCTTCTGTTTCCCTGCAAGGCGGGTATAAAGTAGTCATTCTCGATGAGGCTGATTATTTGAACCCCCAGAGCACCCAACCTGCTTTGCGGGGATTCATAGAAGAATTTTCAAATAATTGTAGATTTATTCTTACTTGTAATTTTAAGAATAGAATTATTGAACCACTTCATTCGAGATGTTCTGTTTATGAGTTTAATACATCTAAAAAAGATATGGCCCCTTTGGCTGCTCAAATGCTATCTCGACTTCAAACCATTTTAAAGAAAGAAAATGTAGAATTTGAAAATAAAATTTTAGCTGAGCTCATTATGAAATATGGTCCAGATTGGAGACGTATTCTAAATGAAGTCCAAAGATATTCCATTGGTGGAAAAATTGATTCTGGTATTCTTATCAATATTGGCGATCAATCTTATAAGAGTCTTATGGATTTTCTTAAGAATAAAGACTTTAAGAAAATGCGATCATGGGTTGTAAATAATATTGATACAGATGCATCATCAATCTTCCGTGGTATATATGATAGAATGACAGATCATATAAAGCCACAATCTATACCAGCACTTGTTCTTATCTTAGCTGATTATCAATATAAAAATGCTTTTGTTGCAGATCACGAATTAAACGTAGTAGCCTGTATGACTGAAATAATGGCTAACGTGGAGTTTACATAGAATGATTTTGGATAATGAATTAAAACTTGATTATAGTGATGTTTTAATTAGACCTAAAAGAAGCACACTCGGATCACGTAAAGAAGTAGATTTAAATAGAAAGTTTACTTTTGCTAATTTGGGTGGGGCTAGAGAAAGTTCATATGATTATGATGGTGTTCCTATCATGGCAGCTAATATGGACGGTGTTGGTACTATGGAAATGGCTGATGAATTAAGTGAGCATTATAATATGTTTACTTGTCTTGTTAAGACATATAGCGCCGAAGAACTTATAGATTTTTTTAATCCAAGAGTTGACTTACGAACAGAATTTGTTGCCATGAGTATTGGCATTACAAAAGCTGACAAAGAAAAGCTTGCTCAAGTTTATAACAAAACTCAAAGAAATCTGAAATATCTTTGTGTGGATGTGGCAAACGGATATAGTGAGCGTTTTGTGCAGTTTATTAAGTTTCTTAGAGAACATTATCCTTTTCTTGTAATTATTGCAGGTAATGTAGTTACTGCAGATCAAACACAGGAGTTAATCTTAAATGGCGCTGATATTGTTAAAGTTGGTATTGGTCCTGGTAGCGTATGCACTACTAGGATACAGACTGGAGTGGGATATCCGCAACTTAGTGCGGTTATCGAATGTGCAGACGCAGCACATGGATT